CTATCATTCACTAATTGAGCACCTACCGTGCTTCTTCCTAGTCTTGAGGCGATACTCCCTATCTCCACATCAGCATCGCAGTTCAAGAGTAAATCCACTGTATTCTCTGGAGCAAGAGACACATTTATATCTGGAGACATCCCCCCAGAAAAATCAGTTTGTTTTATTGAACTACTGGTCATCTATATTTATGTCTTGAAGACTTTTAATATTCCTGATAGGTCGCTTTAACATCCTATTTATTGTTGGTCTCATCGGGAATTTGTTATTTTGAGGAAGCGTTCGGATGGCATCATTCAACTTTTCCTTGAAAGAGAAAAACCAACCGTCATTCATATCTAATTCCCCATTCTTTTGAGTCTTCATTTTGACTCTCCAAGTTAAATAGTCTTGAACCATATCATATCTTTGATAATCAATAGTGTCTCTGTCTGTGTCCACTGCGGTTACTACCTTAGTGTAATCTCCATAAAGGTTTTGATTGTCCTCGTTTCCGTCTGCTAGGGGATAGAATTCAATATTTCCATTTCTAACTGTAAAGAATGTTGGTAATCCCTCATCCTCATCTTGCCAGACATAAGTATCTACTGGAATAGTTACTGAAATTGACCCGTCCCCAGAAGCAGGAACACCTGTAAGAACCCCCGCAGTAGCAGAACGAGTAACCCCCGTGTAAGTAATATTGTATTTAGTACCTGAAATGTAGATATTTACTGAACCAGAATCGGCAAAGTCATAGGAATTGTCTATTTCCAAAGTCGTTCCACCAGAAGTTGCCTCGGTTCTTACTTGAGTAACCTTAACCCCCTCCATTTCATTATCAAATCTTGAAGGCGGAAGGTATACAAGTTGTTTGTTATCTCCTATTCTTAGAGCAATAATGGATTTGTTTGTCTCGGTGTCATAAGCGTCAGTTGGCATAGTAATTACATTAGTACCTCTTGATACCTGACCCAGTACTGCGTTATAAGAATAATGTTCTGGCCATCTCTTTAGTTTTCCTTGAATGTATTTCAAACCAGAGTTTATCCACTCATAACAATCTAACAAGGTTAGTTTCTCTGAAAGAGATACCTGTAAGTCATTTAGAACTCGTTTAACCATATAGCCTACTGAGTTTCTTTCTTGCACATTAAACTCTACGGCATCAGAGTAATCGCTGAATGTACTGCCAACACTTTCCTTAAATCTTGCAAAATAATAACCAGAAGTAAACTCTGTTTCGTCTAACACAAAGTATTCCTTGTCTGGTTGGATAGTATAAAGGCCACTATTTGCTGTAAGGGCTGTTTTAGAGCCTGTCAAAGTAGTGGCGTGTGAGAACTCTATTTGGTTGAATTTGATTAGGTAAACAGGGTCTCCTGTGTTGTGTGCAAAAACGCTTGTGCTTGCAAGAGTGATTGTACTAGGTGCTGATGATGTTGTACTCTCGACTATCTCGGTAGTCTCTGAACCCAATCTGCCTATTATTATTGGCTGATTAGTAGTAGCGTGGAAACCCTTTTGACTTTTAACAGCCATAGCAGTACCCACCGCCATATCTGCTGAAAGGTAAGTTGTTTCTAGTGCATTATCTATTAAGGGTGCAATAGGTACTTTAAGTTGCCCATTCTCCCAAAATACGATTGGCTTAAATGATACTGCCATCTTGTTTTAGTTAGCTATTAAAAGTTACTCCTCCATTCTGTGACTAGAACCTTGTCGCAATTTCCTCCTGCTGTTATACCTCGCAATGAGTAGCCAGTAGTAGGCAACTCTGCGTTATCCCCAAATGCTTGTGTGGTTGAAGCTATAATTGCATACCCCGTGTAAGCTGTTGGTTTTACATCCTTTTCTTTTATATAAAGTGCAATGTCTGTATCACATTGTAGAGGTTGGATTTCTGTCGCAACCCTTTTAGATGAAGTGGCTAGTAATTGTACAGAAGCTGAACTTGTAACTGCAAACACAGTTGATGATGCAGTAGAACTTACTGTCTCCTGACCACCAAGTTTTCTATCTTGTTGCAAAGAATAGACAATTCCTACTCCTAACAACACTATACATATCGAGATTATTATTTTATTTTTCATTGTTAATAATTAACTTAATAATGAGACCGCCCTATCTCAACACCCCTAAAGGTGCTGAGTAGAGCTATCTCTAAATGCCTGAAGTAAAGAATACGACAATATCAGTATTTACTTTTCTTACAAAGCTCAAGAAACCAGCTCCCCCTGATGGGATAGCTGCAGTAGTGGTTGCTTTCTTTAGAAGCGTTCCAGAACCGCCAGCTATTGTCAAGGTTGCTGTACCATTGTTCACCACAGCAATATCTACTCTATCTCCTGCCGTTGGGACAAAAGATGAAAGTGTTGATGATGCTGGAAGTGTCAATGTCAAAGCTCCTGCGTTTGTTGAGTTTATGCTGTTAATGCCTGTTATATTAGCAGCAGTCAATGTGCCAGCTCCTGTTGAGGTTGTGGCAAGTGTTCCTGAATACAACAGACCTGCATCTAGTGTTGGTTGTGCAGAGAATATTGGGGTTGTTGTGAAAGTCATCACATCTGCCACAGATATCGGGTCATTGAAAGTGACATCATCGCTAAATGTCCAGCGATTTGATATGGTAGTCAAATCTGTGACCCCAAAAATATCCCCTCCGCCAACAAAACTAGAAACTACCAAAAACAGAACGATGAGTAGGGACAAATGATTTTCTTTTAGGTATTTCATTTCTTTTTATTCCTACTTATCTTAACTGCCTCCTTGCCCTTTTTGGCTAGGTTTTCTTCTGCTTCTTTCCTTGCTTCTTCAACATTAAGAGGTTTGAAACCACTCTTTGTTGCTTTGTCAAAGTCTTCAAGAGAAGAAATGCCATTGCGTATATAATCAGCCGCAACATTTCTAGCCAATCCTCTTTCTCTTTCAAGAGATATAAGGAGTTCTAGTTCTGTTTCTGACCAACATACACCATTGGCTTTTGCCCTGCCTTGGGGTACAAGTTTTGAGAAATCAAGACTCATAGTTTTTTTAGTTTAGGTTAATAAAATGAAAGACCTTTTAGTTTGCTCCTGTTGCACCAAATACGTTGTAAGGCTGACCTAGGAATAGAACGTAGTAAGCATCGATAGGATACTCCCAGTTCAATGAATCGTGAATCTGAGTAGCTTCACCCATCATAGGCTTCTGTGCGAATGGAGATTTAAGGGTTGATTTAACATTCCTTGAATCTGCCATATACCAATAAGCTGAAGTATCTGTTGAGTCATTACCTCTTGTGTCTAGTCTTGACCAAACCAAGATATTTGTAACCTTGCTCTTTAGAGGGTTGATGTCTACGTTAGGTGTTCCTTGAACTCCTGATGTATAAACAACTCTCTCTGCTAGGTCTTCATTTGTAGCTGAAACAATCAATCTATCCAAGTTAATTGGACGATTTGTGCCATTAGGGTCAAGGTGTACCTTTGCATCCTTTCTAGCTGTTACGATTGCATCTCTTGCAAGAGCTGGGTTAGCAGTTCCTGCTGAGTTTCTTATAAGGTTTCTAGCAACATTTGAGTTCTGGTTGTTAGAGTGTGATGCTGAAAAGAAAACAACGCCATCAGGAGTCACATTTGACTGTGAATATCCATAAAGGTCTGTGTAGGAAGTTGAAGTAAAACCATTTCCAAGAAGGTCTGCTTGTGATTGGTCTACTCTATCAAAAGCGTAGTCAACTGAAGAACGGACAATTTCTTGCATCTGGTCATATCTCTCGAACATTCTCATATCTTTGGTGATACCTACTCTTCCACCAAAGCGTCTTTGAGTAGCAGTTACACTGTCTCCCTCTACTGATGAAGCAATAGGAAGCTGTGCACCCTCGGCTACTCTGTCGAACTTAGCAAGACCGTTTAGGATTAGGTAGTTGTAAGTCTGCCAATCAGTTTCGGAAACATCAAAGAGTTCCTTGCCAATCCAAGACTGTACCTTTTCCTTTGCGGACTCGTTGTACCACTCATTCAATTTCTGAGTAAGTGTTGCGTAGTCTGAAGTTAATAAAGCCATAGTTAATCTTTAGGTTAATAATTAAGAATTTGGATTTTCGTGCATAAAGTATCCAATAACTTTGGTAGATGTTGCTACCTTTCCGAAAATTTGCTCTATGTAGAACAAATCATCAGTACTTGCATCTGGGTCTAGTGTTGTTGCTGATGCTAAATCGCATACCGTTCCCACATCTGTTTGAGCAGGTGCAGCGTCGCAGTCAGCCAAGAATCGAACACCACGAGTGATAATACATTTCAAAGGGTCTCCTGCTGTGGCGATAGTTTTTGCTTCCATTGAGACAGCAAATACTTCTCCTCCTTGACCAGCAGATGCGGCGGTTACATTTCCTGAAGAAATAGTTAGTGCCTCCCCTTTGGTGAATGCTTCTGTGGCTGCGGACATTTCAATAACTGTCCCTTCCTCGTAGTTTATAGGTGTAAATGCCATAGATTTATGCCAAAGGAGTTCCGTGTTGGAAGAACCCTTGAACTTTCTTATCTGATAACGGATATAGAACCTTTTCGACATAGAACAAATCGTCAGAACTTGCTGTTGTATCCAACGCAGTTGCTGTTGATAGGTCTACATAAGTTCCCTGTTGTGTAAGTGCTGGATTGGCTGCGGTATCTGCTACAAAACGAACCCCACGGGTAACAATACAGCTAAGTAGTGTGCCGTCTGTGGTTACTGTTCCTGCTTCCATACATACAGCTTCGACATCAGTTCCCATTCCTGCTGTTGCTGTTGCATAGTATCCACCAGTAGTAGTTAACGCCTGTCCAACTGTGTATGAAGCAGTAGAACCTCCATTGTACATAGGGAGTTTAACGAGTTTCCCCTCCTCAAAGTTTATAGGTATGAATGCCATAGGATTTAAGTGTTAAGTATACCCCTAGTGAAGAAACCGAGAACCTTTGTGTCAGTCTCTGCTGTTCCAACACCTTTCAAAATATAGAACAAGTCGTTAGTTGAAGCATCTGGGTCAACCGTGGATACTGATGCTAAATCAGCATAAGCTCCTTGGTCAACGATACTCCAAGCTGCGTCTGTGTCTGCTTCGAACAATACATTTTCTGTCTCAATACAAAGAACCAACTGCCCGTTTGCGGTAGTTGTTACTGTTTGCATTGCTACATAATGGATGTCCACTGCTGTCGCAGAGGTTGCTACTGCTAGATAACCAGAACCATTATCTACTAGACAATCGCCTTTGACGATAGTCTGAGTAGTGGCTGTTGGCATAAGCACTAGTTTACCCTCTTCGTATTTTAGTGGTCTGAAAGCCATAATTTGAAGGATAGTCTGATAAATACAGCTTCCCCCAATTATGAATTATTTATACCATTCGTCAGGTTTCTTTGGGAGCTTAAAGTTTTTAGGCTCTTTTACTTCTGCCTTTGGAGCAGGAGCTGTTCCCGTAGGAGTAGCCTTAGTTTCTGTTAAAACAGAAGTGTCTGGCTTTTCCTCACCCTTTGGATTACGAGTTTTATAAATAGCCAATCGGTCTTGCATATTACTTACTATTGACTTTGCATCTAGTGGGTCATATCCAGCTAGGGGGATATTAAACAAATCATCCCATAGCTCTTGAACCTCACTTGGTGCTTGTTCTTTAGCTTCTCGGATAGCTATTTTAGCCATATCCGCTTTAGTAATGTACTCGCCCTTAACCTCTACCTCTGGAGCTTTCACTTCCTTTGGTTCGGCTTTTCTATTAGCTATTGCACGAAACTTTTTAGCTTCGCCTCGCAACTCATCGATGTCATAAATCTCATCAATAGGGTCACTGCTCGGAACTTTTGACTCGAAGTCATTAGTATCCAATTCGGGATTGTTCTCTTGCCCGCGAGAGTTATCATCATTTTGCATAGTTGATGTACCTAGTTATTAACATTTTTTACGATGAATGACATCGGATAGAACAGACTATCACTGACAGAAACTCATTTTTCTTGAGCTTTTGTCAAAGATTTCTGTTTACTTATTACAAGATATGCACCCCTAGTCCTATTTCTAAGAGTTCTTATCTCTAACATTTGTCCTGCAAAACCTTCTGCTTTTGGTGTATTACCATTTAAGAATCTTTCGGCTAAAATATCCTTCAAGTATTGTTCCCTTGCCGTTAGATACTTCCTAAATGTAGGATTCTGCCAAAGTTCTGCAAATAAACCCATCTCTTGCTCTTTTGTAAGCACAGAATCGGGTAAATCTTTTACAAATAACTTTTCTCTGACTATATTATACCACCTTTCTATCATTGCACGCAAATTATTTATTTATTTTCTCTACTAATAAATCCGTTGGAGAAGTTTCAATGTCTGCTATCACTCCTTCAAGCGTCAAAACTATCTTTGTTGTGGATATTGCATTCTCAATTGCTGATTTCATACCTCTAAAAGAGTCAAATACTTCATCCAAAACAAGCTCATTGCCACCATTGTTTTGGATAATCCTATCGTAAGAAGATTTTAATGCGTTGGATAGCATAGAATCTCCTAATTCCTCGGCTATTTCCTTAAATGAAAGCCCTCCTCCCTTAACCATTCCATCATTCAAAGCCCCAACACAAGAGTTTATAGCATCCTCGACTTTTTTCTTTAGATAAAACCTCTCTGTTGTTGTTTTAGCATCTATGTAGATTGTTATAATCCCCCCAAGTAAAGCCCCTATTCGTCTATCCATCTGTTCTCGTTCCTTAGCATCCTTCTCGGTTAGTTGTTTTTCTTTTATTTCTCCCACTCTCTTGCTTACTCTAGTTATTGCCTCTGAACCTTTAATATCCATAAGTTCTGTGCCCCTTCCTCCAATAAATTGGGTCTGGGAATCTCTTGAGATAATAGTTTTAACAAACCCAGCGTCAGTTATCCTTAAATCTGTTATCTTGTTTCCTCTCTTTGGATGAGTGTCAATCAAATTAGCATCTACAAAACTAGCTATATCTTCAAAAGTATCGTTGTGGAAGTTAGCTGAAAGTAAGATTATAGGCAATCCAGTAGCTCTTACAACCCCTGAAACACTCTGAACAAAAGGAATAGAAAATTGCTTACCAACTATCACAAGCGGATTTTTATTCTTTGTCTGCATAGCAGTATCAAGCATAGACTTCAAAAAGGGTGCTATCTCTAAATACTTTTCAAAGCAATGATTAGCCACTACAACAAAAGCATTATTATACTCTGCCTTGTCCACACTATTGAAAACATCTATATTTTCTAGTTTAAGTGGCATCTCTATACCTTCTATCACAGCGGTCTCTATCTTGCCATTAAATCCATAATCTATTCTAGGGAAAGCATCTTTGCCTGTTTTAAACACAGCTTCTGATACTATTTTAGCAACATCATCCCTCTCTGATGCCGTCAAAGCTACTTTGTAAAGGTCTTCTACGCTCTTAACTTCTACAACTTTGTCTTTTAATAGGCCAACCACCTTGTCTTTCTCTACCTCAAGCTCTGAAAGTAAGGACATAACAGAGATATTCGATGGGATATTTATATCCATAACCTTGTCTATGTTGTCTAGGATGATATTCGCACCTAAAAACATAGCGGTAGAGGTGTTATCTCCCCCGTCTTTGTCTTGTTGGCGTGCTATTTCGTGAAAAGCTAGAGATATTTGGTCTTGGCACTCATCCTCAAACCTTATATGCTCCATTATTGTCACGCCATCGTTGGTAATTCCCACTGGTAAGAAGTAGTTTCGCCCTGCTGGCCCTAAAGTAGAGCCTATAATATCTCTAACTTGTGTGGCAACTGCTTTAATATCCTCCCTCGCCTCTAAACCTAGCTTATATTGTTTTTTCTTCATACAAATAGTCTTTTTCTTATATTATTACCCCCTTGTTTTTTGCGTTGTATCATTTTCTTAAACAAAATATCCTCCTTTTGTTGTCCTGTAATAGATGGCTTTGGCCTAGACATAACAGAATATCTAAATTCATCTCCTGTGTGGTCTTCTCCATCAGTATCTACATCCTCTGGGTTTCTTTCATCGTGAATTAGTGATGGAAATGTTCTTAAAAACTCTGTGCAGGTGTTAAATACTTGAAATCTTGCAGTTATTTTACCATCTATTTCAATGGGTTTCAACCATTCGTGTACTTCTAACCAGCCGTTTATCCTGTCATTATTAGCTTTAATCAAAGCTGGTGGAACTACCACAGGATTGTATGGATTTTTATCAATAGATTTCAATAACTCCTTGACTCTTAGCTCAAATTTCTCTGCACCTGATAATGCGTTGTCATCCTCTCCCCTTTTAGCCCAGAAAGCGGGGTCTGCCACTATGTATTGGATTTTCTCTGTTGGATTAGTATTCTCTACAAACCTTTCGCCTAGTTTAGAACCAGTCTGTCCTGAACCATAGAACTCTTTATATCTGTAAAGTGTCCCGTCTGGAGCTACCGCATACCAACCAAGTGATGATGGAGCTGTATAACCATAGTCTAAAGCACAAAACTTCTTCCAATCGTCTGGTATCTGAAAAGGAGAACATGTGTGGATATTATGATTCCACTCTGTAAAGTATTGCCCTGCAAACAAATCCCACTCTCCGTCTCTCCAAGCCTTCCCTAAGTCTCCTTGTAATCCTTCAAGATATTGGACATATTCATTATTCAAAAATGGATTAGAACGATAGGTAGAAGGGTAAAATCTTGTAGTTGATTCCAATGCCTCTCTATGAGGAAGTATGTATTTTTGCTTAACCCATCCGTGTCCTTTACCGCCGGGATTAAAAGATGTGTACATTCTTGGTCTCCAATTAGGCTTAGAAGTTCTAAGAGAACCTTTTAATTTCAAAACTCTTTCCTCTGATAACTGGTTTAACTCTTCAATTATAATAATATCGTATTCAATTCCTATGTATTTATCCAAATCTCTCTCGTCTCGGAATCCTCCTAGTAGTATTTTAGAGCCATTCTTAAATCTTAATGTGTTACTTGCATATTCATATTCAATTCTACCTCTAAGCGCTTTATCAATAAGGTCTTCAAATGATTCTTTAGCCGCCATTCCTGTCTGTCTTAAAAACAAAGCCTTAAGTCTAGGCACTCTTTGACAATCATCTATACCTACTTGTGAAAGAACTGCGTGAGATTTACCAGGGCCTCTTGCTCCTCCTAATCCTAAGTCTACTGGTCCATTCTCTTTATCTGCTTCTCTTGCTCCAGCGTGAAATTCCCATTGCCAAGGGAATGGTATGTAGCCAGCTTTTGTAAATACTTCTACTTGGTCTTTTGGAGAGCCAGCATTATACGCTGTCTGTATCATCCTCTCCATAGATTTTGTTGAGTTGTTCATACGGATTTATAAGTATTTTTTCTCCACCACTTGTTACATCTGTTTCTGTCTTATCTTTCCAGTCAAAGTTCTTTAATGCAAATATAGTTCCACTTCTTCCGTGTTTCTTTAGGTCTATTTCATATCCATTCTCAACAATATGCTTTGCTTTTTTTATCGTGTTACTAAAATCCCTATCTTCTTCGTCATATTTTCCACTTTCATAATCCATTAAAACCTTTCTAAAAGTATCCAAAGCTATCGCTAACCCTGTAATAGTCCATTCGTCTTTAGGTGTAGTATTAAAATAAGCATCAATCTTTTCTTGAAGTTCTTCTACCGATTTAAATTTCAAGGGTCTTCCTATTTCTGCCATTTATTTCTTTTTATTCTTAATTGGTTTCCCAAGTTTATCAATTCCTCCTTTTGGTGTTTTGGGGACCTCCACTATATTAAAATTGTAGTTGGGTATTACATTTATTAAAAACCCAGCCTCTGCGATTTCTTTCATTACTAATTGTAGTTTCTCTAATGCTGTTTCTTTTGTCATTTTTTATAAATTATTATGCTTGTAATAGTCGTGCATAATAGCCCATATAATTAGGAAGAAGGGCATTACTATTATGGCTACGGGAAACAATAGAATTGATATTATCTTATCTTTCATAATATGTATTATAACTTGAAATATATAAAAAAGCAAGGTGGCTAGGATGTTCTCCCAACCACCCCGTTTTTCTTTCCCACAAAGAAGGTGATTTTCTCACCATTCTTAATGTAGGTAAATGTGTATTCAGGGTCAGCCCATCTTTCGTTAAGTAATCTGCATACGAGAGAAGGGTCTTTGACCCCAAAAAGGAGAGAGAAAGCGTTAAGTTTTTTTGTGATAAATTCTGGCAAATCAGGCACAGAGCCGTCAAAGTGTCTATCCCAATGAGAAAAGAGATAGGTAAAGGCATTATGTTCGTTAACATCTACCTCTACCACATTTTCTCTTGAGTTTGAACCACCATAGAACTTACTCTTGCGGTGATGTCTGTTCTTCAT